TACCTAGTTCTTTTAGATAATTAAATAGCGTTTGTTTATCTTGAGTGTTATTGATTACAAAGTTCATTAGTCAAATGATTCATTGACACCACGTTCTCCTAATAGCTTCTCTTTAGCACCTGCCCATAGCTTATCTCCTTTCTTACTTAAAGAGGGTTCTGTACGTCTTAGTGTTGGTATTCCTTCTTCTGGTTCGCTATCCATATATTTGCCACATTCACATTGTGCTTGTATGCAAACCCACTTACCATCTCGCAGTCCTATTGTTGCTTGATTGATTTCTTTTTCCTGCTTTCCGCATTCGCACTTATATAGTGTCATGACCTTGCTCCTGTTTCTGCTAATCCTCCTGTTAATGTATTACTTTTTTTGTATATCCTATCTAGCTCAAAGTGTAAGTGATTTATAGCTTTTCTTATATCTTGTTCCGCAGGGTTTCCTTCTTTTTTTCCACATCTCAAAAGATAGCTTATTGCAACACCTAGATTGTAATTGTCAGCTTGAAAATCTTCAACTACTTTTCTAGCTTCTATTTTATAGTTCTTCCCTATGTAATAATGCGGTATTTCTTCTTTCTTTGTCATTTTCTAAAATTTTAATTAATCCTTCTTGCGTATTGAGTGTTCTTGACCTAGATGACTTGCGATATTCTTCTGGACTGTATATTAATTTAACTTCTCTTACTAAATTATCATCATCATACTTTACTATCCATCTGTTCTGATAGTGATGTTTGTTTCTTTTAAGGTGTGCCAAGTAACTCATTCGCTGTATTTTTTATATAGTTTTTTTATTCCTGTATAACAAGTTGATAAACAAGAACCGCAATTAGTGCCGACCGAATAATTTGTCATATAAATAGTATTGTATAATTGTATCATTCGTTTTTTAACCTCTACGTTTTTTGCTCTACCTGTTTTTAAGTCTTTCCAAATATCTAAGATTTCTTCTACTATCTCTTGCGGCAAATCATCAGGCGTTTCTATCTCTGTTGTTTTTTGCCACTTCTTTTGACTGCATTCCATTGGTGCTAGCCTAGCCTTAATCTTCATAAAACAACCACAGTCCTTACAAGTTCCTGTCGGTTTAAAATAGTAAACACAACTCTTACATATTTCTATCCTATCTTCATAAACATTATCAGGTACAAAAAATTTATTCATAATGAGCTTTTTCAACATATGACCTAAAGCCGAACATCATATAAAATGCTGAGTGTGTTTTGGGATTATAAATCTTCATTTAATTTCTCTTTTAATATTTTTCTTACTTTGTCTATTGTGTTAAATATACTATTCCTACTTATTCTTGTTTTAGCAGCGAGTCCATCGAGCGTATTTCCATCTCCATAATAATATAATTTAAATAATTCTCTATCGTACCAATAATCTAAAGATTCAAGCTGTTCATCTATCCAATCTAACTTATCCCATCTTGTATCTTCTTCTTCTTGATTAGGCAAATTTGATATATCTTTATAATAAATAGAGTTGCCTGTATAATCATTATTGCTATTAGTTGCATTAGTATTATAACGAAAGCTATCAATATGTGTATAATATTTTTCATACTTGTAATAGAAATTACTTCTTTTGCTTGTTAAAGCTCTACGTAATGCCACAGCGCCATAGCGTGTTATTCCTTCAATTCCATCTTTATCATATATCTTTTTAATTACAGAAGGATTTGCTTGGAGCAGATATAACATTAGCTCTTGTACTGCTTCATGTATTTTATTTTCATCTGTTGTAATACCAAAAGCCATAGTTCTAAATTTATCTGTGAGCTTTGCTATTTCAAGATATATATCAGTCATTGGTAGGCTCTAAGTTATCTATCTTTTCTACAACTTCTTGAAGCATCTGGTCAAGCACTACCCTATAAGCTCTAACGACTGCTGCATTCCTTTTTGTTTCTATCCCTGCAAAGAATCCATTTGTGGCTACTGATAAATTAATAGGAATTATCATTAACCAATCATAAAAATTACCATCCTCTTTAACTCCTTTTCCATAATTATTGTGGTATTCTGTAATAATAGAAACAACCTCTAAAAAATTATTATACTTATTTTTTGAGCTAACATCTTTTGCAAACTCTTTACACATTGACATATATACTTCAACAGATGCTTTGTGTTCATGACTTGCAAAAATTGGTTCTATCATACGTCAAAGGTATAAAAAAAGTTATTCAATTCCTTTTTCTTTTTTTAAGTTTTTAACAGCTTCCTTGTAATAACTTATCTTTTCTTCATAATCAACTCTTGAAAACTTTTGTATTTGCTTAGACTTAAACTGTAACTCCTCAGCAGTTCCTTCTCCATATTTGCCATCTAAATTAATACCGAATTGATATTGTTTGCCCTGACCAAAAAGATTATCTGCTGCCGACTGTGGCTGTACGTTAATCTCGCACCATCTTGTAGAGAGGCATCTCCTAGACATAAAATGCCCTGCGTGAATCTGCTTGTAGTGATACAACCTGCCAGAAGTGAAGCATTGTACTATTCCTTCGTCAGTAGCATCCCTAAGCCTAATGTAAAGGCTAAACCATTTGTCTAGTTCTTTTTTTAATTTGCTAATTGACTTCATATCCTAAATCTTTCTTCCATTTATCTTGTATCACTTCTTTACGTGCTTTATAAATTTTACCTCTTAGCTCAGGAGATTCTTCTTGCAGCTTTCTTCTCATTCTTTCTATTGTTTTGATATTAGTTAGTTTGTTATTAGCAAACATCTTCATAAATTCTAATCCATTCAGATCATTAGGATTAATATTTTTTCTTTTTAATTCCCTCCACCAATAAGCACAAATCAGCTTATTATCATCATCTCTTAAATGAGGTTTAATAGTTAATAATTCTTTTACGATTTCTTTTGTTTTCATCTTGCTTTTCTTATAAGCCACATTACAAAAGCGGTTAATAGTACCCATCCAATCATGTTATTTGTTTTAAAGGTTCTTGATAATATTTAATATTTTTCTGTTTCAATTTTTCAGTTTGATATGTTGCATTGTCGATAGTTTGTTTATGGGCGTATGTCCATTTGTAAAAAGTCCTGATATTTAAAAATGGCTCATCTTTACCAAATCTTACACCTTGATGGAAAGCATCAATTATTTGATTAAAAGTTAAATTTTTAAATCTATTTTCTTTCATTAAATCCTCTGCAAAGATTTTACTGAGTGTAGCCATAGTTTGACGGTCTGTTTTGTGACCTATTTCTACTGCTGTTTTCGCTACAAGGTCAAGCACCTTCTCAGTTAAGTCTTTTAAATTTTCTTGTTTAATTGGTATCATTTATTTTTTTTCTTTAATTTATAAAAATAATAACTTACGAAAGGAGTTCCTAATATTAGTGTAAGTAAACTTGGATGCGGTTCTCCACATAATCCTGTTAAGTGTTTTATAAATTCAATCATAATAGTTTTTTAGCTTCCTGCCATTCATTTATTTGTGAGTCTAGCTTAGACATTGTTTGTTTTTTTGTTTCTCTACGTTCCCAATTTCTTAATGCTGCTTTCCAACACTTCATTTTGTTTTTACCAATCATCCAATTTTTTGATTCATAAAAATCCATAAAAGCATCTGCATCTATATTATTGTTGCGTAAAATACAATAATTTTTTACATCATCTAAAGATGGTTTTTTAAAACGCGTTTTACTATTACTATCTGTAAGATTAGTATTAGTTATATTTATATTAGTATTATCTGTAAACTTTTCTTTACGGGGATTATTAACCAAAGTTATTACCCTTGTTTCTATTTGTTTACTATGCGGCTTATATATGTTAACACGCTTAATATAATTGTTATCTTCTAAAATCTTCAACCATTTTTGAATTGATACTCTGCTAACTTCATACAGTTTGCAAAAGTACTCTGTTGAAGCAGTGCATTTACCATTCATATTACATAGCGCTGTGATTTCCGCATAGAGTAGTTTAGCATTCGGAGTTAGCTTTTTGCTATATCTTACGTCAGCAGGAATCACAGCATAGTAATTTGGTTTTATCATATTATTTCTAAATTATAGTTACAATCAATCAGGGCAAACTTACATTTTTCTAATTGATTATAAAAATCTCTATACGATACTTTAATATCTGTTCCCACGTTGCCAGATGTTATTCTAATAGTAGTTTGGTGCTTTTCACTATTATGTATTCCAT